ATTAAAGCACAGATTGATAATAATACTACCTTCAATTCGAGTGCAGAAGCAAGGGTAATTATAATAAGTGGTGGAGAAATAAAATATGTTAAAGAATGACTTTAGATATAACTAACGAAGAGCTTAAAGAAATGTACCAATACATCAATGTATTGTTGGGTGCAGAAACTGTAGATGTTGATATTACAGAAGAAGAGGTACGTGTATTGGCTTGTCAAGCTTTGAAAGATTATGTTTATGAAATTAATCAATGGCAAGTTAGAAATCAACTTGCAAATGTACTAGGGTTTAAATCAAGTACAGATTTTACAAACAAATTTATTACTGAAAACTTCACCTTAGCTCAACAAGTATCTGATTGGTGGGCATCAATGGCTAGGGTTGGGGGAAAAACGCCTTGGAAAAAAGATTATATTCAATTAGAATCTGGTCGACAAGTATATGACTTATCTGTGGATTCAAGTGTTCCATATATTCCTGGTGAACGTTATATTCACAGAATAATGTGGTATGCAAGACCAGAGTTTTTCGGAAACAATATACCACCAATTGATTTAACAGATAATAGTTTATTTACATTTACACCAGCAGGGCTAGCTTATAATGGATATTCTATGGCTTATTTGGGAAATGTTTTTGATGTTGTAATGCTGGCTCAAGCATTAGAAACAAGAAATAAAATATTAAGATCAGAGTTTTTTTACAACATATCAGGGGATATAATTGAACTTACCCCTATACCCGGGAAAACATTAGACATTCCAAATAATGCTAAAATTTTTTATTACTATTATGACAAAAAAGATTGGTTAGGATTAACATCTCAAGAACAAAATCAATTAGGAGAATTAATAGGAAACCCTACACAAATAAAATTAAATGTAATTCCTTATTCTAAATTAAATTCAATTGGGAAAAACTGGATAACTAATTACACGCTTGCATTAGCCAAGTATATGTTTGGCTCTAAATTAAGAATGGTAAGAAAAATAGCTGCTCCTGACTCTGATTACGGAATAGAATTTGATTATAATTCTTTGCTTGAAGAATCAAAAACAGAAAGAGAAGAATTAAAAACCTTTTTAAGGGGCGAGTTAGATAAAGTAGATATAGTTAAAATGTTTGAAAACAAAGCTTCGATTGCTGAAAACGCCGCTAAGGTAAATAAATACAGTCCTAGAATGTGGTTTACAGGCACTTGGCTGCTTTTGTTTTCTTTTTCTTATTTATAAAAAATAATTAACTAACAAACAAAGCTCCTTAACAATGAATTGGTATTCTTTAGATAAGCAAAGTGAGTTAAAAGAGTTTGTTGTAGAAATTGGAGATATTTTAGAAATAGATGAAGGAGTGTTTATTGTGATTACTAGTTTTAAAGATAACAAAATAAACGGAATATGTATTTTAAATACAAAAATCAATTCTTTAGAAGAATCAATTGATATGCTTTTAGATTCAATACTTGAAGCAGAAACCTTAGAAGAGAAAATAATATACAAAGAGATAGTTGATTATTTACAAAAAAAAGGCAATGTCAATTAACAAAGACACAAGGAGTGGCAGAATATTATTTGGAGAAAAGTCAGCTAATTATTTAAAAAAACTTTCAAGAACAGCTGTTGAAAATTATTCTAACACTTCTTTGTTGTTTTTTGAAATAGATTATGAAAAATCTAAGCGCAATTTATACGGAGAACTTGTTTATAAGGCTTGGAAAAATCCTTTAGGGATAGAGGTTAAAGGTATTATAAGTCTTAACTCCAAAGAAGAAATACAACAAGGAGATATTCCGAACAAAATTATGTCGTTAAATTTTACTGTATATTTAGATCATTTAAAAGAATTAGGTATAGAGCCTAAACTTGGGGATTATTTTTCTGCTAAAAACCGTTTTTATTTTATTTATGATAGAATTTTATTAGATTCTAATCAAGTTTCTTTAGGAGTAGACCGGGAAGCTATGTATATTAAATACATTTGTATACAAGCAGACGATGAACAAATACAAATACCCGGGGACGGTCAAAGATCTTTAGGAACGGCAAATGATATAAGAAACGAAAAACAATATTAATGGCATTACGTAGACCAAATAGAGGTAGTTTAAAAGAAGAATATCCTCCTTCTTTTTCCAATTATAATGTAACAAGTGATGGCAATCCTAGTCATTTAGTAAATGAGACGGGAAACGAATTTTTAAGACCTATTACTCTGGAAAATATAGACGAAGCGGTTTTTACAGAATTTAACAGAAGATTTACTATAGCGGGTAGGCAAGTTAATTTAATTTTATTAGATGCTGACGTGGCTGCTATGCAATATGAACAATTTGAAAATTTTGACAAAACTAAACAATATATAAACTTTCCTTACTTTACAATGTGGAGGTCGGATGTTTCACCACTTTTTAGAACCTCTCCTTCAAACAAGCCTATTATTTATGCAATACCTACTAATAAGCCACAAGGGGTAGTATATACAGAATATATAATGCCCCCTCCTCAAATGTTAAAGTTTACATATAATTTTCAGTTTTTAACAACATTCAGAGAATACACAAACCACTTTGAAGAACAAATGTTAAAATATTTTCAAAACAAAAGAAATGTATTGTTGTTAGATAATGAGCGTTTTGAAATAATGCCAGCAGAATCGACTACATTAGGTAGTTTAGAAATTACGGATAGAGAAGGGGCTAGTGGTCAATCTGTATATGTTTTAAAGTTTGATTTAATCGTAATAGGTTATTTAAGAAAATTAGAGGATATCCAAAAAAGAGAAAGGCCGAATACATATACAATTCAAATAAAAGAGCATAGTAAAGCTGAGTCAGAAGAAATCACTAGATTTGAAACAAGGCTTCCCAAACAAAAAACAGACAATGTTGATAACCCAGAACCTTTCTAAAAATTATATATCTAGGTTGTGTTTTTACTTATATTTATATTTATAATAAATGTTTAAAAACAATAAATGGCACGTAAAATAACAAATATTGGTTCGGGAATTTATTTCAGAGAAATAGATTTAACAACAGTTCAAGCCACTGTTGGGCAATTTGCAGGAGCTCAAATCGGATTAACTGAAAAGGGTCCTGCTTTTGAAATCATCGTTTCAGCAAATTATGACGAAAGAAGAGAGAAGCTTGGAGACCTTAACCCTCTTTATCCTTCATCATATTTTGCAAAACAATTTCTTGAACAAGCCAATAATTTTAAAGATGTTCGTTTGTTAGGATTAGAAGGTTATAATGAAGAAAAACTCAACCCTACAGATAACGATATTGAAAATACGATATTTGCAATTTTGTTTGATGTTCCAAGTTCGACATCAGCAACAAAAACCGCAACTACCCCTTTAATAGCTGGCCCTGAATCTATCGCTTGTATATTAAAACCTCGTAAAACATCTTTTACAGGAAGGCCAACTATAGATACAGTTACTGTAGATGCAGCGCCTACACCAACAGATAATTTGTTTCAAATAACTATAACATTTACAGACTCTTCAACTCAAACAGTTTTATGTTCTTTAAGACCAGAGCGTACAGAGTATATAGAAAAAGTTTTCGGAACACACCCTCGTGATAAGGCGAAAATTGCAGGACAAACTTCTCCATTGTGGGTTGAATATGTGTTCCCTACAACAAAAACAAGAAATAGAGCTTGGGATCCTACAAACCCAGCAAACCCTGATTTAGTATTAGAATATAGATACCCTGATGGACAACCTGGTGCAGGAGGGGTGTTATCTTTAATCCCAGGGGATATTAAGGCGACAAAATCATTTTCTTATCCAAATTACACAATTAACGGTGTTGTTGCTGGATCTGGTACATATACTTTTACGACTACAAGTCCTCACCCGTTTACTATCGGAATGAAGGTAGAAATTTCAGGTGTAAATGGTTTCGGAGTTGTTTCTTCAGGAAATAAACCAATCAATAGTGTATGGGAAGTAGCAACAGTTGGTACAAATTCTTTTACTATTGTAATGACACCAGCTGAATTTAGTGCTATTACTGGCTCCTACACTACTGGTGGAATTGTTAGACAATATTATTCACCAACGTGGGAATCAGAGGTAATGGATTTAGGAGGTACAGTAGGCAAGGAAATTACTTACCAAACACCTATTACTCCGTGGTTTGTATCCGACGCTGATGCTAGCGGTAATGTTGTTAGGTTATTCCGTTTTTGGAGTATATCAGATGGTGAATCTGCAAACACAGATATTAAGTTAGAAATTTTTAATCATAACCCGGACGGAAATATTGGAAAAGGCTCTTTTGATTTGCTTATACGTAAATTCAACGATACAGATGATAAAAAACAGACGCTAGAGCTTTTTACTAATCTTACTTTAAACCCTAAATCTGACAATTATATTGCTAAAAGAATTGGAGACGGGGAGACATATCCTATTAAATCTTCCTATATTTTTGTTGAAATGAATGAAGATATAGATCTCCCAGATAATGCATTACCGTATGGTGTAGAAGGATATCCTAATGTAAGCGGTATATCTATGCCAGATGTACAATGGACAACTGAATACAATTTTAATCAACCTATTACAAAACAAACACTAGGACTTGCAAACAACAAGGTTAATATGTTTGCACCAATAACAAAGGATCATCTGTCATTTAAAAATGTTTCTGTTTACGATACTACAACTGTAGGAAAGGGTTTTCATTTAAACCCTAACAATAATGCAATGTTTGATCCTTCTAACCTTCTTTTTACAAAAGCAAGTCAAAGTATTTATCAAATTTCAGCAACAAACACTCTTCCAGTTACTGGAATTGAAAAAGCTAAACGTAATCGCTTTGTTGTTTGTTTTTATGGTGGATTTGATGGTTGGAATGTTTATAAAGAAAGAGAATGGGGCGATGTTTCTTCTAAAGATTTCGAAGCATTAACAGCAGGTTTAAAAATTCTATCTGATGTTGAAAGCATAGAATCGGACTTTTCAGTATTAGTAACTCCGGACTTAAACTTTGAAGATCATTTATCAGCTACACTTGCAACATTAGAAATGGTTGAACGTAGAGGCGATGCTTTATATTTGTTTGATTTTAAATACGATGAATTAGCAGATCCAGAACAGGCAAAAACAACGCTATCATTTACACCTGGGATGAAATCAAATTATTCCGCTGTATATTTTCCGTATGTACAAATCGAAGACCAGGTTAATAAAACTAATATATGGATGCCGCCATCATTAATTGCTTTAGGAACAATTGCTTCTACTGCTGTAAAAGAAGATGTATGGCAACCACCTGCTGGTTCTTTAAGAACTGTTGCAGCTAATTTAGTTCGCACAAGAAGACGCATGAAAGGACCAGATAGAGAAATCCTTAAATCAGCTAATATCAATCCTATTACTTTATTCCCAGGAACAGGTTTTGAAATTACCGAAACAAGAACAACTCAAGAAACATTTTCAGCACTATCCTTTATTCATAATAGATTATTGTTAGGATATGCTAAAAAGGCTTTAAACCAAACTTTGCGCCCATTGTTACATCAATTAAATAATAATACTTTACAACAAGCATTTGTTAATGTTGTAACCCCGATTTTTGAACGTATTAAAAAATTAAACGGATTAGAAGACTTTAAGGTAAATGTAAAAAATGTAGAGGAAGATAGAACTACCTTGTATGGGGAAATTATAATTGTTCCTTTATATCCAGTAGAAAAAATTCAAGTTGATTTTATACTTTCTAATAACGGGGTAGATTTTCAACAATAATTTTTAAACAAACCAAACAATAAGAAACCTCATTGTAAAAGATGGGGTTTCTTATTGTTTTACAACCATATTTAAGTTAAAAGGAAATTTTAAATGTTAAAAAAAGATAGAATAAAGGAGTTGTTGGAAAATTGCAAAGTTGTACAAGAATCTGTAGTATCTAAATGGCTTTATAATCAAGGACCTTTTGTTATCAGTCAGTTATATAGAACAGAGTTTGGAAAAACTCTTCCGTCTATTAACAAAGCAATTGCTGAGCTAAGTCAAGTGTATGAAAAAAATCCTGAAAAATTTGAATATATTAAAACTATAGCATACGAATCAATAAATAAGAGAGCTTTAAAAGAAGCAGATGCTTTAGAAGATAAAGTAAAAACCACTTTTGATGTTTTAGACGAGGCTAGACAAAGTGTGCAAGATGCTCAAGCTAGTCTTGTTATTAATTTACCAGGTTCTGTACAAGATTTATATAAAACAGAATTAGCTTCTATTTATGAAAAATGTGATCGCGCTATACAAGAAATAATTAATTTAGCAAAAAAAATTCATAACGAAACAAATAGATAACTAAACTATAAAATAATCATAATGGCAATAAAAGAAAAAATTGTTGAAAAACTTGTAGAAAAAATAGAAAAAGAAACAGGTAGAAAACCTATACTTAAATCTAAAGAAGAGAAAGAGGTAACTACTGCTAATAAACTTACCTTAGGCAATGTTATGCCCGAATCTTCTATTATGTTAATGAATGAATATCTTCAAGAAATGTTTTTGGATTTAGAAGAACAAATTTCTGAATTAAAAAATATTAAAATAACCAAAAACGCACAAGCATCAACCGAAGATTATTACAAAAAAATCGAGAAAGCTCAATTTGATTTAAAACAAATAGCACGTATTTGTCAATATGCTTCTAATACAATTAGAGCAAATAAATTTGATAAGACATTATTAGATATGATTCTTAACAACAAACAAGTATAAAAATTTAGAAAAGAATTTGAGAAACATTTTTAAGTTTCTGAAATATGAAAGTTTATACACAAAATAATAAATACCTTCGATTGTTAGAGTCTTTAACAAATAAAAAGGTGACATTAAAAGAGCGACAAGCCAAACGTTATGTTGTAGTTTGTGATATGTATGTTTATGCCAACGATGATAAAGATGCCAAAAGAGTTGCAGATAAAATAATGTACGAAATTAATGACAAACACGATGCACACGCAGAAGTAAAAGAACTTTACGAAATGCCTTTTGGTTCTATGACTCCTAGAAAAATAAATTTAAGCGAAGCATATCAAGATGATGTTTTGATCCCGGTCAATAAACAAGACATAACAAATATGATCAAACAAGCTTATAAAGATTTAGGTTTAAAATATAAAACTTCTCATTTAACCTTTTTATATAAAAAAATAAACGAATTGCAGGCAAATGAAGAAGGAAAACTTTTAACCTATGGCGATTTAAAAAAAATAATAAATTTTATAGACAAAGGTGGTAACTAAAAAAACAATTGATTAACTTGCATTACAAACCCTTGGTTAATTTAAGATTTTTTTAAAACACTATAAGTTAACAATATTTATTTAAAAAATCGAGCAATGATAAAATTAATAAATGACATAAATTTAGTAAGAATTAATAGACCTAGGGTAATAAACAGCGGAAAGATGTTTTCGTTGATGCCTAACATTTTTGACCCAATTCGTAAAGATTTATGGTCTATAGAATTTCCTGTTCAAATGAATATTCCTGAAACTTTTCAGGTTAAAGCTGCCCGGCCAAAAACCACTAATGCAAGAAAAGAAATTCCTTATAAACATTTGACAACATATTATAAAGGAAAAACTAATACTGAAACTATGACAATTGCATTTAGAGATGCAATAGGTCCGGGAGTGTATGCTAAATTATTAGCTTGGCAAAGAGAACACACAGATTTTGCTACTGGAAAGGGTGGATATGCACAAACTTATAAAAAAGAATTAGTTTTAAATATGGAAGACCCAACAGGTGCAGTTATTCAAAAGTTTATTTTACACGGTGTATTTATTGTTGATATAGATGGTGGAGAATTAGATATGACATCAGATGATATAGCAGAAGTTACTATGACAATATCATATGATAGTTATACTCAAGTGTTTTAAAATAAAGAAAATTGTATTTTTTTAAGAAAGAGGTTTGCAATTTGCAAGCCTTTTTTTGTTATTCCATATTTACAAAAAAACAATGTATATTTATACTATACAATTCAACAATTCCAAGTTTTTTGTAGCTGATAACACTTTATCAACATTTTTTAAATGGGTTAAAAAAAAAGATCCTTTAGCGATACAAACACATCCAAATGGAAAATTACCTACAGGAGCAAGACTTATATATTTTAAATCCAATCTTACGCCTTTAGAAATAAAAGAACTTGCCAAGAATTTTGAATTGATTTATGATAACTTGTCGATTGATTTATATAATTTCAAAAAAATTGAAACAAAACTAGAAAAATGTTTAAAAATTTTGGAGATACTAACAAATAAAAAGGTTGTTTTACAATAATATAAAAACAATCAAACTAGAGGTTAATTAGCGCAAACTTTATAAAGCAACGATGTTAACAAAAGAGTAATTTTAAAAACAAAACAAATCAATATAAATGTTGGTAACATTAGATACATTAAAAAAAGCAATACAAAAAAAAGGTTATAAATGGTTTGAAGACCAACCTAATATAATTGGAGTAAGAACAACATTGCAAATCCCAGATGTTTTTAATGATGTTTTATTTTGTGTTTTTAAAGATAAAGATGGAAAAGAGGTTGTAAAATCTTGGACAATAACTACAAACCCTGGGCTTTATTGGTTGTTACATCCGGCAAATACATTAGGGACAGCTGTGTTAAAACCAGGTCAATATATTAATTCGCACGCAATTGGATTTCATCAGGGGAAAGCAGATCATAAAGCATTGGTACAAATTAATCCAGTAACTGTTTATAGAGATAATAATAAAAACGATATAGCAGAAAGTTCTTCAAAAACGGAAACAGGGTTATTTGGAATCAATATTCATAGAAGTAATAAAACAGGCACAACTCAACAAATAGGAAAATGGAGTGCAGGATGCTTAGTTTTTCCACAAGCACAAAGTTTAGAACAGCTTTTATGGATATGTGAACAATATAAAAAAAAGACAGGAAACAAATTTACTTTAACTCTTTTAGAAGAAAAAGATTTAGCTTAACTTTAACTAGTAGATAATGATAAAAGTAGATTGGTCTGAGTGTTTGTTAAAAGAAGATATAGCTGTTGCTATGTCTGCTCATGCTCTTGACAGAGCTATTCAAAGAGGACAAGCACCTATTCAGCAAGTAAGAAAAGAAATTGAAAATTTAATTCAAGCAGCAGAACCACAGTTAATTGAGTTAAGCAATAAATTTAAAACCTTTGTTTTAAAAGGCAAAAATAAATTAGCAGTTGTTGGTGCATTAATTCGCAAAGGAAAAGATTATATTTTCAAAGTAATTACCTTACATAAAAAAGATAATTTTATTCCTAACAACCCAGATGATAAAGTAATAAGTGTTCAAGAGGATTTAATTCCTGGGGGCAAAGGAGATAATATAGATTTATCTCAGTTTTCAATCGAACAAATAATTAAAGGTTTACAAGTAGAAAAAGAACATACAAACAATGTTTATATTGCTTTAGAAATTGTCGCAGATCATTTAACTGAAAACCCTTTCTATTATGATACTTATAATTTTCCAGAATTAAATTCTAAAAATTTTTCAAAAAATGTTTTAGATAATAACAAGGGTGAAAACAAGGCCTTAAACACAGCATTAAACAATAATATAATGGATATAAACAACGAACCGCAAGAAGATTATATTTTTCTTAGTGAAACAGAAAACTCTATTATAACTCATTTAAAACAGGTTTTTAAAGAGGGTTTAGAAAAAGAAGCAAATGGAGAAGATGAGACTTTGGCAGATAAGTTAATAGAGCAAGTATTTTTAAAACAGCCTAAAGGTATTGAAATTTTATCTATTACAAAAGAAGATTATCATATGCCTTCGAAAGTAGAAGACGCAGAAGCAGATGTAGATATAGAAGGTTCAATAACCGTAACTGATGATTATATGATATCTTATAGATTTAAGTATCAAAACGAAGAACACGAAGTTGGTATTGGAATAGTAGAAAGTAGAGAACTTATCTATAAAGGCAAAGAGGCTGATGGTTATAAACACATTGATGTTTATCAAGATTCTGAATGGGTTGATATTTACGAAGATGGAGGTAGGGTAAAAATCAAAAATTCAAACAAAGAAATATTAGATAAAATTTTTAATTTTAAAAACAAACCTTTAAAATGGACAGACATTTATGAAGGGGATATTTAAACAAAACTTTTAATTTAAAAAAAAGACAAATTATGTTTGTTTATTTGATTAACGCAGAGGGAACTAATAAATATAAAATTGGGGTTTCAAAAAACACAAAATTAAGGCTTAAAGCTTTACAGACTGGCAGCAGTGAACGATTAACGCTTATAAAAGAGTTTAAAACCAATTTTGGTTATAAGTTAGAGGGAGCTCTTCACAGGAATTATGCATCCAAACAAGTAGCAGGTGAATGGTTTGAATTATCTTTGGATGAGGTTGCTAAATTTCTTGATATATGTCAAGTATTAGAGAACAATTTTCAATTTTTATTAGAAAAAAATACTTATGTTCAAGATAAAAAAAATTGGTACTAAACCAATTTTTCTTTCAGTGCTAACAAAATTCCCATAAGTATTTGAACAAAGGTTAGTATAGCTATAGTAGCTGTCCATTTATTTTTTTGTCTATAAACTTCGTCTTTAAGTTCTTTCATTTGAGAAGGTGAAATTATATCATCAACCTTTTCTTTCCACTCTTCAAGTTTTGCAACAGAAATTTCAATGTTTTTAATAATAATTAATTCTCTTTTAATTTCATCAAATTTAGCATCTATATCGCGTCTTAAAACCTCTTGATTAGAATTTAATCTTTCTAATTCTTTTAAAACAAGCTTGCCATACTCAGCCCAGCTATTACCTTCTTTTTCCCCTGTCATTAGCTAACAAACAATAACGTGAAAGTTTTAACAAAAATAATTTTGTATTTTATTTTAAATCTTGTAAAGTTTTTTCAATTGCTGATATTAATTCGTCGTACCTTTTTTCTTTATCTAAAGGGGTTTGACTTTTTTTTATCTCGGCTTTATATTTTTTTATTAATTTCTCGATATTAAAAACAATTTCTTCTTGCGTAGCATAGCCATAAAGAATTTCTTTTAATCTCTCTATATTAGATTTGTTATTAAGAGAATTTTGGCCCATTAAAAAGCATTATGAAATTCAATAATTTTTTCAAAATCCTGAAAAGATTGTATCACTTTCCCACTTATTTTAATAGTTCCGTCGGGATAAATTAAACAAGCTATGTTTTTACCTTGATCAGTTTGAAGAGTAAGAATTAATAATCCCTTATCTTGTTTTTTAGGAGAAGATAGCATAACATCAGCTAAAATCGCCCATTCTTGTAGTTTATATATCGCGTTTTCTTGTTGAATACTAGCTCCTAACTCTTCAGAATCACTTATGATTACGTTTGTTTTTTGAGCAAGTTGTGATAACTTCCCTATATCCATATTCATAGCAGTTTTCGAATTTATTTTTACTCCTGTTTCGGTTTCTTTTAAAATTGTATTTAATAAACGTTTAATACGAGCCGTTTTTGACATTTTTAACAACAAGTTTAAAATAAATATAAAAAAAAACAAAAAAACTTTAGTAAAAATAAAGTTAATTTATAATTTTAGGCGTTTATTTATTTTAGGCTAGGTGACGTAATCGAAAATGAATATCGACTAAGGGTAACGTCCTGAGATTTACTCAGGAGATGCAGGTTCGAATCCTGCCCTAGCCGCAATAAATAATTTTTTTTTGTTGTTATTAGACAGGGCTTTTCTTATTTTTACCAAAAAAACAATCAAAATGAAACAAAAAAAGATCAAATCTCACGAAAACTTCCCTAGAACAGAGAAAGAAAAGCAAAAAATTGTAAACAAAGCCGCAAAGGCATATGCCAAGTTTATGGAAGCTTTAGGCATTGATTATGAAAACGACCCTAATTCCCGCGATACACCTAAGCGAGTTGCAAAGGCATATGTATACGATTTAATTAAAGGTTGTTTTAACGAACCTCCTAAAATTACGGCTTTTGATAATTTAGAAGGTTATGATGGTTTAGTTTTTCAGGGGAATATTGAACTAAAAAGTATTTGTAGTCATCACCATTTAACGTTTTCAGGAAAAGCTCATGTTGCTTATATTCCTACTAAAAACGGGAAAGTAATTGGGTTAAGCAAATTAAATCGTATTGTAGATTTTTATGCTCGTAGACCACAAGTACAAGAAAATTTAACAACACAAATTCACGAACATATTGATAAAGTATGCGAAGGAAATTTGGGAGTAGCAGTTGTTATTGAAGCTACTCATACTTGTTGTTCAAATAGAGGTATTGGTCACGATTCAACAATGATGACTTCTAAATTATCTGGAGCGTTTATGGAAGAAGTTGCAGCAAGAGAAGAATTTTATAATTTTATAAAAAACTTAAAAAAATAAAAATAAATGACTGGGGATCGTATTGCAAAAAAAATAGGATTTGAACCTAAAATACAAGGATTATCAAAATGGCCAGATGAAAACATCAAATTTCTCCCAGATGATGAAGGAGAAATAAAAGAAATAGCTAAGTTTTTAATTAACAAATACAGAACTGATTTGCAAAATGTTAACATTGCTTATGTTTTTAAACAAAAAGCTAGCAAATCTGGTGATAGCGTTATTTTAGGGCAGGCAAAAATAGAGAGTGATTTACAAAAAGCTTTACATAGTTATGATGCTGTGGTTATTATAGGGTTTGATGTTTGGGTTGAATTAGATTTAGACCAAAAACTACGCCTCGTTTTACACGAATTAGAACATTTAATAAGAGATTTAGAAAGCGGGAAAATTAAAACTCAATCACATACAGTAGAAGAATTCCCTCTAGTAATGCAAATTTTTGGACCTGCAAATGATGATCAAATTAATTTTATTCAAGCTTGGGAAAGGTTTAAAAACGATAATCCAGGCTCTGCAACAATCTAATGTTAAAGATAAACATAAGCTTTTCAGAATATAGAGTGTTTAGAAATTGCCCTTTCAAACATTTTTTGCAACGCAACTTGGGTTATCAAGAACCTACCAACGAGTTTTTACAATTCGGCTCAGCATTACACTCTTCAATAGAAGATATAATTCAACAAAAACTAATAAAAGTTTTGTATAAAAATGTTTTTATTGAAAAATTAAAAGCTGAGGGGGTTAGTGAACAATATCTAAAAACAATTATGGGAAAAAACCTTATAAACGAAGGAGTTTCTATATTAGAAAAGCTAGATTTTTTTAAAAGATTTGAAGGTTGGGAAATAGTAGGTGTAGAACTTGAGATTAACCAAGTTTTTTTCGAATACAAAGGTTATGAAATAGGGTTTAAAGGAGTTATAGATTTAATTTTAAAAAAAGATGATAAATTTTTAATATTAGATTGGAAATCAGCTTTAGAACCGTGGGATATAGAAAAGAAAAAACAAGACCTAGGTTTTTTTGGGCAGTTAGCGTTTTACAAAACATTTTATTCACAACTCAATAACATTCCTTTAAAAAATATAGAAACAAGATTTGTAGCATTATCTAGAAAACCTATAACAGTTCAACAATTTAACATTAATATTACAGAAGACTTTCGCCAGGAAATATTAAATGATTTCAAACTTGCTATTCAAGAAATGATAGATATTAATCCTTTAAATATACCTAAAGCAAAATTTATAAACCCTTCTTTTTGTACCTATTGCAAATTAAATAAAAAAATATGCAACGACCAAAAAAAACAATTGGTACCATTTGAACTTGATAGTGAAAAAATATAAATAAAATGAAAAAATCTAAAGTAGGAATAGTAATAGATAATGTAATAAGAATTCCTAATTTTATAGAATCTTATACTAACATAAAAGAAATTATTTTAGCAGGAAATCCAGCTGCTGATATGTTGTCAACAAAAAAACTTGGGGTGGTAGATGATGATGGGGATAGTTATAAGCCTAAAATAGATATTGATTTAAGAAATTTTTGGCAATTATTAGCAAATAGAGAACCGGAGTGTATTCCTTTTTATCAAAAAACCCCTATTCCTTCAAAGGACTTTGGACCTGATTTTGATATAACGTGGGATAAATATTTTTATTCTCGTGAACATAAACTAAAATTTTTAGAAGAATATAGTTATTCTTTATTTGGCCAAGGGGCTGTTGCTAACAAAGCAGATATAATATTAATAAACACTGCTCAAAGTAAATTATGTGATATTGTTTTAATAGATATAGCAAGCCATACCAGAAAAATACCAAACACTTTTGCTTTTTTAGGAAGAAGCGGTTTGTTTATTAAAGAACTTGTATTCATTAATACATTAGAAGAATTAGGAGAATTAAAAAAGAGCTTGGTTGATATATGGAACCCATTCGAAGATGCTACTAAAAAAATAGAACCTAGCAAAACAATAGGAAAAGCTACACCGCACTTTTTAAATTGGTTTATGGCATTAGAAAAGAAAATCAAAAATATTGAAATTAAGAAATAAATATCACATTTTTAAAAAAAATAAAAAAAATGTCGTTAAAAAAGGGTAAATCTAAATCTGAATTTCAAGAATCACTCGGGAGAGCATTAAAAGTACAACGCGACAAAGAACTTCCGGAGGATAAAAGGAAAGAAATACGTTATAACAAATTAAATGCAATATTTACCGAGCTTGGAGATCGACAAAATCGTTATATTTTTTATTGCCCTGACATTCCATTTGCCTTATCAACTGTAAAAATAATTTATGAAACAGTTAATAAATTAAAACAACTAGGTTATAATGCTATGGTTTTACACGAAGTAAAGGGATATAGGCCTAGTTGGTTAAAAAAGGATTGGGTAAAAGATATTCCAACTGACTATTTACAACACAAAACAGCTCAAGGCACTTTAACTAAACCTGTTTTTAAATTCAAACCCACAGATACTATTATTATTCCTGATGGTTTTTTTAGTATAATGAAAGGGTTTGAAAACATAAAACAAATACATAAAGTTGTTTTTGCTTTTGGTTATGGAGGTTTTGCTACTGCGGAAATAGATTGGTCTTTTTTAGGATTTACAGATGTTTTATGCGTATCAGAAAAAATTAAAGAAGATTATTCTAAAACGTGGCCACACTTAAATTATCACGTAATAGGATATGAAATTAATCAAGAAGATTTTGCACCTGTTGAACCTAAAAATGTATACCCTGTTATTGCTCTTTCTTGTCGTAACAGAGAAGATGCTGGTAAAATTATAACTATCTTTCAAAGCAAATACCCTTATTTGGATATGTTTAGTTTTAAAATATTAAAAAAATTAGATACAGAGCAATATGCTGAGGCGTTAAAAAACTCGGCTTTATTAGTTTTTGTTGACGAACAAGCTGGACATCCTGCTCCTCCGTTAGAAGCAATTGCTGCAGGCGTACCTACTATTGCTGTTTACGGAAGAGGGATGGAACATTTAGCCAACCACCCAGGTATTTTATGGGTAGAAGCTAACGACCCATTCTTAATTACAGAATTGTTAGCTAAAGTTTGTATAAATTGGTTATCTAATCCCACTGTACAAGTAACAGATAAAACTATTTTAAACAATTATACAAGCGAATGTATTAAAACTAATTTATTAAATACTTTTGAAGAATTACAATTACACAAAATTAAATTATTCACTGCAGTTAAAAAAGCTGTTGATGAAGGTAAGTTAGACGATACAGTATTTGCAGAACAAGAATCAAAATCTGTTGTTCAAACAACAAATGCAGAAGTTTGATAAATAAAATTATTATTAAAACACAAAATTCAATAATTAATCATTGTAATGAATGTACATTTTTTAATATTAAACATAAATGAATCTACAAAGGCAATAGATTCATTAAGTGCTGCAGGATACGAAAAAAAAGACTTTACTATAATTAATGTTAAAAATTCAATTCCTATAACTTTAAACAAAACAATAAGCAAATTAAAACCTAAAAGTGAGTATTATTATTGTATAATTCCTGACAACGCAACAATAGTAAAAAATTTTAAAGATATTGTTGCACAATATAATTCAACTTCACCAGAAGAAAGCCCAATTTACTTACCTTTAATAGAGTTGTTTGTTAAAGAAAATGATAAAGAACAACTCAAAGGTATTTTAAACAAATGCGTATGGTATCCATATTTTGCTACTATTATAGGAGAAATGGATCACGATTTAGCATTGAAACAAATAGACACTCATTTTTATGGTGCTTTAATACCAGCGCATAAAATTAAAGACATTTCTTTTAGAGAAGATATCAAATATTATTGGTATTTCGAATGTTTTAATCGTATTACAAGCAAAAACGAAATAATTAAAGGTTTGCCTAAAATACTCTTTACATTAACTGAAGATTATCAATTATCTACAGTTTCACAAGAAGAAAAGAAAGCGGATTTTGATTTAGCTAAAGAAGAATACGTATAAAAGTTAATGCAGCAGGCATTTATAAAAACACCTGGGACAAACACAAAATATTGTGCATCTCAGGTGTTTTTTTTATTTATATTTCAAATTCAAAAAAAAACAAATTTTAAAAACAAATAACATAACAATATGAATGAACAAACAAAACAACTTGCCTGTTTCAAAAAAGAAACGCAAACATCGCAAAAAAAAAGAAGAGAACTTTAAAAAAGATTATTTTGGAGAAATTCAAGAAGAAGCTTTTAAAGAATATATGGAAAGTTTAGATGAAAAAAGAAAAACATATCTTTTTATAACATACATAGATCCGGCTTTAAAAGCATTGGTTAAGGGAATAATGAGAATGCCAAAATTTCAAAAGCTTATAGGATTAGACCCAGTAACGTTAGAAGAAGATGCTTATTATCATGCACTTCTTCAATTACAATTAAAAAAATTCAAACCCGAAACAGTAGGCAAGAATGGACAACCAGCTAAAGCATATTCTTATTTTGGTACTTGTATTAAAAATTATATTTTGGGAGAAAAAAAGAAAGCAGATGCAAGAATTGCTGAATATGGTGGTTTTCTAGATATAAATGAATTAACAGATCAAATAGCAGATAAAAGAGGAGGTGCGCAATCTTTTGAAGTTTTAAGACAAGAACTGTTAATAGGGTTGGAAAGTGTTTTAAAAAATCAAAAATTAAACACACACGATTTAACTGTTGGTAGTGTTCTTAAACTAATGGTTGTTAATTGGCATAAATTAGAATTTCAAACAAAAAACGAATTTATGCGCCAATTAGGATATTATACAGACCTTCCACAATCTGTGATTGCTAGAAGTTTAAAAAAAATAAGAAACTTAACTTATTTATCTATAAAGAAAAGCAATGAATAATAAAAAAATCCAAGTCAACAACGAAGGATTGGAAGAATTATTCGATGAACTTTTAAAAGGTTTAAAAGAGGATTTGGATGAAGCTAATATTAATGTAGATGTATACAAAACATTAGTTTTAAACACCCCTGCAGGCAAAGAACAATACGGTTCTTTTCTTAATGAAGCTTTAAAAATAAAAGGAGGGGCTAGGGACCGAATGTTAAAATTTTTAAATTTGTTTAAAGATAGAGTTAAGAGCAAAGAAGTTATAGATCAAATAAAAAGAACTGAAGGAAGTGCAGGAATTCCTCCAGAAAAAATTATGGAAGCTTTGGATAAAGTAGAAAAACAAAAAGAACAAGATAGTTTAAGTGAATAAAGGATTAGATAACATAACAAATCAAGAACTTGAGCAATTTTTGCAAAGACTTCTTATAAAAGAAGAACAATTACGAAAAGAAATAAACATCAAGCTTAGTGCTTTAAGAGAGGTATGTGTTGAAATATTACAAATTTTAGAAGAAAAAAAGAAAAGAAGTGAAAGCCAATAGATTAAATAATACACGCCCTGAAAGTGCTTTGCAAACAGAAATTGCTGATTTATTAGCTGGGTCAGCAAATACAGATGTAATTAGAATATTTCATTTAGGTCAAGTAGTAAACTCAACTGATCCCGAAAACTTAAACAGGCTTAAAGTTAGAATTCCTTTACTTGATGACCCTTTTTATTTAGATGAAAAAAATAATCTTAAAGATGGTATAGGAGACAATGCTCTCCCCTGGGCGCTGCCAGCACATGATAGACTTATAAGCGCACCCGAACCAGGTTCTATTGTTTTGGTAGCCTTATTTGATACACAAAACCCACTCGTCGGAAGAGTTTGGTTCACCGCAATTCCAAAAATGAATGGAAAAAAATTAGAAGACTCCACTCAGTTACAACCAGAATATTCTAAAGACTCTCAATGGGAAAACGCTGAGAAAGTGTTAGGTGTAAATTATAGAAATACTCCAGGGAAGTTTGCTAATCCTAAAATTAAAACACTTAACACGAAAATCAATTACGAAGTAGGAATGAGAGGAAAAAATAAAAATCTATTATTATTTGAAAAAAACAAAACCTCTCTTATCCAAAACAAAGGAACCTCAGACGAAAGTAAACTCGAACTAACACAAAATGTTTTGTTATCAGGTGCTAAACTTGATTTAATTTCTTCAAAATCTCCTAGAAGAGAAAGGCCTGTGTTTGCTGATCCTTTAATTGCGTTTATACAAACCCAAAATGCATTATTAAGTTCAATAGTTGGGGTAATCGTATCAGCTCAAACACATTTGAATCTTTTAACCAATACCCCTGATTTACCCAACCCAGCAGCAAGTGCATTACAATCGGCTTTATCAACAATGCTAACAGCGTTCACAACATTTCAAACTCAGGGAGTTTCAGAAAACATAAAAATAAACTAAGGTTAAATATTTATATTCACAAATTGTTAAAAATCAATGCCTAGTGGATGTACTCTTTTCCCTTTTGAAAAAGACTTAAGAACAAGTTCTTTAAAAAGAACTGAAAATATTAATGATACTATAAAAAGTGCTATAAAAGTTTTTTTGTTAACTAGGCCTGGCCAAAGAAGAGGAAATCCAATAGGGAGTTTTATTGGAGATTTAAAACATCAAATTCTACCGCCCAGTGCTTTAAAAGAAGTAAGCACACAACTTCGGCAAGAGTTAACAGAACATTTTCCAGGGATATTATTTGTTAATATAGATGTAAAACAAATAATAGAAAACAATATACCAACATTAAACATAAGTATTACATTTCAAACTGCATTATCCCAAGTGGAGGAGTTAAAAATGTTAATTTAAAAAACGCGATTTTGATTTTTGTAATAGGTTTTGACGAAGTTGTAAAAAAAAGATTTTAATGGCACAAGTAAATTACTTATCTCGCGATTTTCAATCACTTAAAAAAGATTTAATTAACTGGGCAAGGACATATCACCCAGAAGCTCTTGCTTATTTTAACGATAATACCCCAGATATTTTATATGCCGAGATGGTTGCTTATGTAGGGGATGTTCTCAATTTTTATATAGACAAAACCTTTAACGAGTCTTTCTTATCTACAGCGCAAGCTAGAGAATCTTTGTTTAGAATTGCCAATGATTTAGGTTTTTTTAATTTAGGTACAACTCCCGCACAAACACAAGTAGTTTTAACAATCACAGTACCTCCATATTTAGATACCCAAACAGGTCAGTTAATACCCGACCCGGATTTGTTAATAGCTATTCGCCCTGGAATGTTGTTAAACTCAGATAGCGGCGTACCTTTTGAGGTTTTAGAAGAAATTAACTTTGCTGACCCAATTAATAGAACTATAATAAGAAACCTTGATGGAAACGGACAATTAATAGATTACACAATTCAAAAAACAGCTGTTGCAAAAGCAGGACAAACCAAAATACAACGTTTTTATGTTTCTGATGCGTTAGCTAAGCCATTTATGACAATAACACTTCAAGATGATGATGTAACTGAAATTACAGGTGTGGTAAGTGTTCCAGGAAATCAATATATAGCACCTCCTGAAGAAGATTTTACAGACCCTGATAAAGCATATATTGAAGTTAGTTATTTGGCGAAAGAAAAAATGTTTGTAGAAATAAACCCTACACAGCCAAGCTCTTCTAATTTTACAAGTTTTATTCCAAATACTATAAAAACAGGTGCTTATGTAGATATTCCAAGACGCTTTATAGCTAGAAGAGATGTTAATAATTTAGTAACTTTAACTTTTGGAAATAATAGTACAAGTTATAGCGCTTTTAACAGTTTAATACAAACTACTATTGACCCTACTCAAATTAATTACAACCAAGTGTTAAACAATACTACTCTAGGAGAAATACCTCCTCCAGATACAACTTTGTTTATTCGCTATAGAGTAGGAGGTGGTGATAATACTAATGTTATAGCAAATCAAATTAATTCTATAGCTGCAAAAACCTTTTTTCCTGCACCAGCATCAACAAGACCAAATTTTCTTACTTTGTTACAACAAGTTAGAAATTCTTTAACAGTCACAAACCATCTACCTGCTGTAGGGGGGCGATCTACTCCAGGAAACGAAGAAATTAGAGTTACAGCCGGTAAAATATTTGCAGCTGGAGATAGAGGCGTTACTTATGAAGATATAGTTGCGCTAATAAGCCAAATGCCAGCAAAATTTGGTAAACCCTTTAGAATTGCTTACGAAGAAATAAAACCTAGAGTAGCTAATATGTCGCAAGTTAGTTTAGGTGTAAATTATTATTTAGAACAATTGCTAAATCAAGATACATCTCTTGGTAGACAAAAAATAGCGCAAGAAATAAAAACCTTTTTAAACAACTTAGAAAACGGGATTTCAACAGTAATTCCACCTTCTGGACAAACATCGACTTCAACAACAGTAATGAGCGCCGAATCAGTTTCTTTATTGGGTAGTTTACCTACACTGTGGATAGGGGAAAAAGCACGATTGTATGTTTTAAGTTTAAATGAAAACGGACAAATAGTAGGAGCAATAAAAGATCCTACTACACAATTGTTTTTATCTCCTCAACAACTTTTAAAAGAAAATATTAAAGAATTTTTAAAAGATAAAAGAGTTATAGGAGATTGGATTGACGTTGTAGACGGAAGGGTTATTGATATTCAAATAGAATTTACTTTACTTGTAGATAAAAAGAACAAGCAACAAGTCCTAATTGAGGCTTTAAACAAAATGAGAAATTATTTTAATGTAGATAATTGGCAAATGAATCAGCCAATTTATGTTTCTAATGTTTCCACTATTCTGCAAGAAATTAATGGCGTTATAAATGTAGTAGATTTAAAATTTTATAATATATTTGGGCTAGGAAATAATAGTATAGACCCGATTTCTGGTAGAGAATATACACCAGGCGAAATAGGAAGATATAGAAGAATAATTACCCCTTCGGTTTCATCTGCTAATAATAAATTTGAAATGAAAGCTGTTAATAATATTATTGAACAATGGCCAGATTCAATATTTCACGTTCGTTATCCTAATATCGATATTGTAGGTAAAGTTTTGTGATAATTTAATTTTAAAAGCATATGAAATTAGAAAAATTCAATAGTTTAAAAAAAGAAATAGAAGAAAAAACTTTTGAAAGCGAGTATTTTGTGTTAGAAAAAATATTGTTTTATGGTTCTTTTTTAGGAAATATCCTTTCAATTGTTTTGGGATATGTTTATTTGAATGAGCTTATGTCCCAAGCCGCAATGTCATTTAAAGGCCAAAGTTTTGTTTTACCAATAGTTATTGTGTTGTTTTTAGGTTTGTTTGAGCTTTTAAAACGTTTTATGTTTGGGAAATTAACCCTAAATTGGCTCATATCACCCGTTAAATTATCTCTTAAAAATTTAAGCTCTATTTTGTTTATGTTAGTTTTAATAATCGGAACTTTCTTTTTAACCATTGGAGGAGCTAAAAAATTTGTTGATAAAAATGAACAAATAATTAATACAACTGATTCAACTTTAACTTTTAATATTGATAGTTTAAATAAAACCTATAATCTCGAAATCGAAAAGATAGAAAATAAAATTCAATATATATACAATGTTGCACAATATAGAAAAAGAAAATCTCTTACTACCGAAGAAATTAAAAATATAAAACTTTGGGAACAAGATATTAAAGATCTAAAAAAAGAAAGAGATATAAAAATTAAAACTATAGAATCAAAACTAAAAGATAAAGCATCTTATCAAATAGAAAAATCTAATAAAACACAAACAACATTTATCTTACTTTCAGCTTTTATTGAATTAATAATTTTAATTGGAGTTGGGTTTAGATCTTATTTTACATTTGTAACTTATACTGAGGCAAAAGAAAAATATAAGGCTAATAAAAATTATCAAAAATACCTAGATTATTCTAAGTTATTGGATATTTTATATACAAAAAATAAATTTGAAAAAGGCATGGAGTTGATTTCTCAAAAAAAATTTGAAGAATTGGTACAAGCCTCTGGAAATTACTATACCAAAAATATAATAAAAAATTTTTTAACATTGTTAAATCATTTAGAAATTACTAAAATTGATGGCGGGACTAGAAGAGCTTTGAAATCAAAAGAAGAAGCTTTGACCGCAATCAAAGAATATTTTAATCTCGTGTAAACTTGCTAAAATTTCTTATCTTTAGGAAAAATTTAAAATTTGTAAAAAAAAGTTATGAGCAAGTTGTCAAAAGACTTAGTGGAATATACCCAAGTCCCTTGTACACAAGAAGAGTATCTTAGCTATGTTAGTGGCTTTCGATGTGCTGAAAAAAAATATATACCATTAATCATTGGGTTGCAGATAGTCGTCGTAATTCAAATGGTTTTACTTATTGTAGTGTTGTTAAATACATAAAAATGAATTTTTTATCTATTCTTTTTTCTTTGTTTTTTTATAGTTTGTAACAAATCGTAAAATATAGTTTTATTCTATATAAATTTGATTTGTTTGTTTGTTAGCTTTTCTAGTGTTTTAATATAAGATGCAATGTATTTTTGTTGATATTCCGGCATCTTTGAAATATCGACTCCTTTAGATTGTAAAAATTCCCTTTGTTCTTCTGAGCTTGGGTTAAAATGATTATAATATTCGCCTTGTTCTTTAGGTCTAGGCGTAGGATCTTCTCCTTTGTAAGTTTTTCTCCAACTTACCAAATAAGTATAAGCATAAGGAATAAGATCTTTATATGCTATAATTAAATCTACTAACTCTCTGTATAATCGGGCAGGGTTGT